TTTAAAGTTAAGTATTCATACTGACAGATGGGCGAAAGAACATGAGAAGGCTGCTCAAGTATAACTAATTCCATAATACCTTATGGTACGGAGAATCATTAAATGGCTAGAACAATAAATCCCCTTGATAACCAAGAAGTTGAACTAGAAGAAAACGAAGAACTTGTATCACTTTCTGAAGAAATGGAAAAACCCACAGAGGAACCAGAACAGAAAGCTAACGAAACTGAAACAGAAGCAAAAGAAACAACACCTGATATACCAGATAAGTACAAAGATAAATCGCTGGAAGATGTTGTTCGTATGCACCAAGAAGCTGAAAAGTTACTGGGTAAACAGAGTTCAGAAGTAGGCGACCTTCGTAAATCAGTTGACGAATTGCTCAAGGTTAAACTTAGTGAAGATGCCAAAAGCCCCAATAAAAAAGAAGAACCCGAATTAGATTTTTATGAAGACCCTAAAGGTTCTGTTAGTAAGGCTGTAGAAAACAGCGAAACAATGATTCAAATGAAAGAGCTTCTTGCTAAGCAACAACAACAAGAAGTAATGGGAAGAATTGCTGAAAAGCACCCAGACTTTGAATCTATTGTAAAAAATGAAAACTTTGTAAACTGGGTTTCAAAATCAGAAGTCCGTACTGAGTTATTTCAAAGAGCTGATAAATACGACTTTAATGCTGCTGATGAACTCCTTTCTAATTGGAAAGAGATTAAAGGCATAGTTGAAAAGACTGAAAGCATTAATGAAAAAGATAGAAAACTACAACTTAAAGCAGCATCTACAGGTGGCAAAGGTTCAGGTGAACCAATGTCCAGAAAAATCTATAAGCGTTCTGAAATAGTTAATTTAATGATTAACGACCCCCAGAGGTATCAAGCGAATGTTGATGTGTTTGACAAGGCTTATGCTGAAGGAAGGGTAAAATAAACTTAAACTAAAAGGAATAGTAAAATGGGATTAGGTACTAATCAAGTAACCACTACTACAGCGGCTACTTTTATACCAGAGATTTGGTCTGATGAGATTATCGCTGGTTATAAGAAAAATTTGGTTCTCGCGAACTTAATTAACAAAATGAATCACAGTGGAAAGAAGGGAGATACAATTCATATCCCTAAACCTACTCGTGGCTCTGCTTCTGCTAAAGCAGCTAACACAGAGGTAACTCTGATTGCAGCTACTGAAGGCGAAGTACAAGTAGCAATTAACAAGCACTTTGAATACTCACGCTTAATTGAAGATATTGTTGATGTTCAAGCACAACCTTCACTTCGTAGTTTCTACACTGAAGATGCTGGATATGCTTTAGCAACACAATTAGATTCTGACATAGGCTTGTTAGCTAAAACTTTTGGAGATGACAATGGGTCAGGTTCTGACTTTGTTCACTCTAACAGTTTTTACATTGATGCTGCTAATGGATTGGCTGCTTATGCAGTTGATACTGTAGCTGCAACTGACTTGTTTACTGACTTAGCTTTCAGGGAAGCAGTACAACAACTTGACGATAATGATGTTCCTATGGATGGAAGATTCTTAGTTATCCCACCAAGTGTTCGTACTACTATCATGGGCATTGACCGCTATCAATCTTCTGACTTCGTAGATAACAGAGGTGTTGTAAATGGTCAAATCGGTAGTCTTTATGGTGTTGACATTTATGTGTCTAACAACCTACCTGTAGTTGAAACTGCTGGTGACAACTCAGCATCTGCTGTTGATACTATTGGTGCTATCATGGCTCAGAAAGATTCAATGGTACTAGCAGAACAAATCGGTGTTCGTACACAAACTCAATACAAGCAAGAGTACTTGGGTGATTTGATGACTGCTGACACTTTATATGGTGTTAAAACAGTTAGACCTGAAAGTGGTCTAGTTATCTCTGTACCTAAAAACTAGGAACTAAGATAAACGGGTAGCCCCTTCGGGGGCTGCTTTTTATTTAATACTATATAAAGGAATAATATCATGGCAATCCCATTAGCATTAATAGGTCTTAAAGCCTTAGTTACTCTTGGAACAAGGCTTATTGGAAAAAAAGCAGTAGAAGCAGCTTTAAATAGAGGTGGTAAACAAGCACTTATAAAGAGTGTTTCAAGAGTGCAAAACAAAAAACCCCCTGTACAAAAAGAAATGTTTAATAAATCTGGCACAGTGAAAGCTGGAATTAAAAAATCTAATGAACTAGCAGCTAAAGCAGCTAAAAGAAGAACAGCCTCTGAAAAAAGAAAAGCTACTTTGAAAGCTAAAAAAGATGCTATTAAAAGACGAGAAGCTGGTGTTGCTAAAGCAAAACTAACTAGAGCTAAAAATAAAGAAGCAGCTAATAAAAAAACAACAAGAAAAAGAAATGTTAATAGAGCAATTACAGCAGCATCTCTTGGAACAGCAGCAGCCTCTCTTTCAAAAAGCCCTTCAAAAGAAAAGAAAACTACTACTAAAACTACAACTAATAATTTATCTAAGTCTAGGGTTCCTGCTAAACAAGGTGCAAGTCAAACACCAAGTCAAGCACTAGCTATGAAAAATAGAAAGAAAGGTATAAAACCTAAAGACCCAAGTCAAAGAAAAACAGGTGTAGGTTCTCTTAGCCCCAGTAATTATTTAAAAAGAAAAAATAAAAAAATGGGTGTCACAGGAACAGGTAATAGACCTTATACTGCTGAAGAAAAAGCAAGACCTTCTAAAAAGAAAAAGAAACCTAATGGTAATCGCCCTATGGATAATATGGGTGGTTTTGGTAGGTCTAATCGTCAGAAATATTTAAGTCAAAAATATTGAAAAGGGAAGTAGTATATGGCAATATTTCGTGGTGATGGTGGAGCAGGTGATGCAAACACTGATGTAACAATTAACTCTGTTACAGAAAAAGCTAATGAAGCATCAACATCTGCATCAGAAGCAGCATCAAGTGCAACTTCAGCCAGTACATCAGCTAGTAATGCTAGCACATCAGAAACTAATGCAAGTAACTCAGCAACAGCAGCAGCATCTTCTGCCTCTGGTGCTTCTACTTCTGCAAGTAATGCAAGCACATCTGCATCTACTGCAAGTACACAAGCGACTAACGCTTCTAATTCAGCTACCGCAGCAGCAAGTTCAGCTACGGCAGCGGCAACCTCAGAAACAAATGCTGAAACAGCAGAAACTAATGCAGAAACTGCCGAAACAAATGCAGCAAGCAGTGCTTCTACAGCTACTACTAAAGCTAGTGAGGCATCTACATCAGCAACAAATGCAGCTACATCTGCTACAACAGCAACAACTAAGGCTTCTGAAGCTAGTACATCTGCTACTAATGCAGCTACTTCAGCAAGCACAGCTTCAACACAAGCAACCAACGCTAGTAACTCTGCTAGTGCAGCAAGTACAAGCGAAACAAACGCAGCTACAAGTGCTACAAATGCAGCCAACTCTGCAACAGCAGCGGCAGCAGAACTATCAACAGCAGCACTCAAAGCAAACAACTTATCAGACCTAGCTAATGCTAGTACAGCTAGGGATAATCTTGGTTTAACTATTGGCACTGATGTTCAAGGCTATAGCTCAGTATTAGCAAACACTACAGCATCTTTTTTAACTGCTGACGAAAGTAAACTAGATGGTATAGAAGCCTCCGCAGATGTAACTGATACAACTAATGTAACTTCTGCTGGTGCTTTAATGGATTCTGAAGTAACTAACTTAGCACAAGTAAAAGCATTTGACACAACAGATTACGCTACAGCAGCACAAGGAACTAAGGCAGATGATGCCTCTCCACTAGCAACTACTGTAACTAAAACCTCTAGCACAGGTGCAGGTTTATTACCTAGTGGTACTACAGCACAACGAGATGGTTCACCAGCAGCAGGATACATTAGGTTTAATTCTACCACAGGTTCTTTTGAAGGATATGATGGAAGTGCTTGGGGTGCTATAGGTGGTGGTGGTGGTGCATCAGCAGGTGGTGCAATATACGAGAACAGTAACGAGATAACTGCTGACTATACTTTAACTACTGACACTAATGGTATGAGTGTTAGCCCAATGACTATTGCAAGTGGTGTTACAGTAACAGTTCCAAGTGGACAAAGATGGGTGGTATTATAATATGGCTACAATAATTAGTGGTGATTCTGGTGGTACTGCTGTAACAACAGCTACTCAAAAAATATTACAAGTTGTTCAAGGTACTACTTCAACAGAAGTTATAAGCACTGTTACCTCAGATACTGACACAACTTTAACTGCAAATATAACTCCAAGTGCAACATCAAGTAAGATTTTAGTTCTTGTTGAGCAAGCTGGTTGTGGTAAGCGTAGCGGAAATAGTTGGCTAAATTTAAAATTAGTAAGGGGTAGCACTACAATTACTACTTTTTGTACATTTGCTGCTTATACAGGCAC